ATCACCTGTAGAATCAAATTTAAACATATTCCCAAACCAATCCTTGACAGTTTTCACTACTCCTTTTATGGTTTTAACAATAAAGCTATCATCTTCTTTTACTGGTTCTTGACTCCATGAGAATAGACCCATTATCCATTTTTTAGCAGACTCAAACACTCCCATAATTGTACCAGAGAAGGAAAAGGTTTCTGTAGCTTCTGCTGCTTCATCCCATCCAAATAATCTTAGTACCCATGCTATAGCCATCTTGAGAGGAGCAATAACAAAGTCTCCTATTGTAAGATATCCTTTGGCTATAGTTGCTAGGGCATTGGTGAGTGCTGTAACAGGGTCAGAAAATAGAGATGTGATCCATGCCATCGCTGAATCGAACACGCCCATAACCGTTCCACTAAAAGAAAACTTTTCAGTTGCAGCTGCAGCATCATCCCATCCAAACAATTCCATTATCCACACGAAAGGTTTTTTAAGCATATCAACAATAAAATCACCTATTGAAAGCATGGCTCCAAAGTAATTTTTTAATAAATTTGTTAATGCTGCAACTGGATTGTTGAATAAGAGATTGAACCAAGAATAGATATCATCTAAGAATTCATTGAACATTTTAGAGAACGAAAAACTATCAAGTGCCTTTTCAATTTCAGTAAATCCGAAAAATCCAGCAATCCAAGATATTCCACTTTTGATTAGATCTAAGAGTTGGAATATTGCACCATCAACGAAACCACCTATAGCACCAATAATACCATTAACAAGTGAAGCCATAATACCATCACTTTTTGATACAGCATCTTTTGCTTCAAAAAATCCATCAATGATACCCATAATTATAGCGAGTGGTGCAGCGATAGCTTTTCCAACTGCTGCAAAGGCTCTGAATACTCTTCCCATTATTCCACCCTTCATCAGAAAGCTTAAAGACTTTAAAATTCCTTTTCCTGGCACTCCCCCTCCAAGTAATTTACTTATCGGTTTGAATGCGTCGCCAAGGGTCTTTCCTATTTTTCCAAGAGGTCTGAATACATCTCCTATACCCTTAAACATTTTTCCAATAGTTCCACCACCTTTACCTTTTGGAAATAGGCCTTTGACTCCATCAATAGCTTTACTAATTTCTTTAAATTTATCTGTGCTTTTAAGAAAATCTGTTATCTTAGTAATAAATGTAAATTTTGGCATCTTAAATTTGTCAAAAATTCCTGTGATCTTTTTAAAAAGTTTACCTTCCTTTGTAAATGCTTTGAAAACATCATCAAGGAAATTTATTTTGGGCATTTTAAAGTTATCAATAATCTTCATGACTTTTTTAGCAATCTTTCCTTCTTTAGTAAATTGCTTAAAGAAATCATCTAACCATTTCGGGGCCTTGAATTTTTTGAATATATCATCTAACCATTTTGGAGCGAGTTTTCCTGCTAACTTGAATAGATGTTTATAGAAATTAATAAATCCTGCGGTCAGTCCAACAACGAGTCCAGCAGCAGCTGCAGTTAGTCCTGCTATAAGACCAAGCAGACCAAAAGATTCCTTTTCTTTATCTGGTTTACGAGGTGCAGTATTATCTCTAATATCCAGCTGGACTTGTGCACTCTCCGCAGCTGCCTTTGCAGATTCAGCAGCTGCCTCCGCTGCTTTAGCTGTAGTAGTTGCATCCGTGGCACCACTAGCTGACACAGCGCTCTTAACGTCATCAAGTTTTTTTATTACATCTTTTAAAGTGGCTTCAGCCATATATTACCCTTATCTTTTGTTTAGGTTTTCTATTCTTTCATTCTCTTCTTTAATCCAATCAGAAAGCATATCAGAATATATTATTCTTTCAAAAGGTATCATATTCTCTATTTCCGTAAGACTCCATTTATGGTGCTGAATCATAGCGAAATTCGTAACATAATGATTCGCTAAGGAATCATGACTCAGACCTATGAGAAAAAATCTCCCATCCCCTCAAGAACTCTCTTGTTCTCTTTTCCACAAACCTTACATTTTGCTGTTATTTCATGTTTCAATTTAGGCATGGTATCAAAGAATTTTTGAACTTCTTTAAAATTCTGAGAAGATAGACTATTTAAAAAATCATCTGCTTCTGCTTTAGTATAGTCAGACAATTTATGCATTTCTTTTCCATCTACAATATATTCTATACATTGTCCAATGAGCTCAAAAGTTTTATCTACCATCTCAGTACCTTCAACTCCTGTCATTGAAGCAGCAGAGTCCATATCTGGATACCTCATTTTCAATTTTATGGTATCTGTTAAATCTATAAGATCTTTATGATTTTTATCTTGTTGAACTTTAATATCATCTATATTAAGTTCTATGTTAAATAGACACTGCAGTTTACCATCTTTACATAGTTCTTCTGGTAATGAATAATTAATCGGTATTTTATCTCCTACTGATCTAGCTCTTAATTGTAGAAAAATAAATTCAAGATCAAATGGTGGTAGAGTATCAACTTTCAAATCCTTATCTACACAATTATTAACTATGTCTTTTAGACCTCTAACCATGTCTTTAGCCTCCCCACTTTGTAAGGCCATCATCAAAATCTTTTCCTCTTTAACAAGGAATGGTCTAAAGGTGATCTTCTCTCCCGATGATGGAAGAGTAAGTTCATGTTTCATTACTGTAATTATCGGCAAAGCCATAATATTCTCCTTTTCAAATCAGTTATTATTTATCGTTCATGGGGATTCGGTGTTCTTGCTGGAGCACCAACCACCGGCCAAGAACTTTCTTCCCACTTTTTATATTGGAAAGTTACTGGTAATTTAGCTATATCTGCACCTCCAGAATGAGTTAGTGCGACCTCAGCTACAATGCTGGGCCAAGCCCTTATAAGTTTAACAGCATAATCTGCAGTAGCACTAGATTCGCCTGGATTACCTATATTCTTTCCAAACATTGCAACATTAATATCACAAGTATAATTTTCGTAGTAACCAAGATCTCCTGAAACTGGATCTACTATTAAATTTAACCACCTATCAAACATTTTCTTAGCACTCATATCTTTTGTAAGATAAAAGGTCATTGAAATTTCTCCATACGCATGTTTGTACGGCATTTGATATGAAGTTCCATATATCAATTTTTCACTAGCCTGAATAGACCTAGTTGGTAATGAAGTATTTTCACAAGTCATACTTAATAACTTAGATGGAACATAACCAAGCCGCGTTGGAGTGTTCAAAAAAGATACCAAGTATTTACCTGTAAACGCAAATCCCCCCCTGTTCGCGACTTGAGATTTTAAACTATTAGTGTCAAACATTAGTAATACCTTTTGCTATCTTTCCAAACTGTGTCTTTACTTTCTTTCTGGAATCTCTCTACTGGTAGAAAGATTGCTATTTCCCACTCATCCGCATCTATACGAACTGTTGCAGACCTCACTTGAGAGCCTAGATACCTTTTTACACAAGGAATTGCTCTACCATATTGTTTCAATAAATCATAATCTAAATTTAATCTTGTAGTTTCATCAAATTTATTGTTATTAGTATTTGATTTAAGTTCATCCATCAATACAGCTCTATGTCTTGGAGGAATATAATGTAAATTCAATCCAAAGAAACCACCTTTAGTTTTCTCAAATGGAAACACTAAAGGATACATATCCCAATAAGGTAATTTTCCAGCAAACTTTGGGTCATACTTATAGAAAAACATATTTCCAAGCATGATGTTACTATCGGGTTGTTTTTGCAGAAGTCCTTTAGGTGTGACTACTCTCATACGAGCACTCGCACCAGCCTGTTTAGCCTTCTCTTTAAACCAATCCCCTGCTGCTCTAGCTTTCGCTCCAGCGGTACTTGTACCTATTGCACTCTTTAATTTATCTAAATAACTTTGTTCTTCTTCAGCCATATCAATATTTAGTCAAATTGTCTTCAGTTAATATTGTCCATTTCCAGTTTCTATCATCACAATAGGATTTAGCAGCTTTCCATTTAGCTTCATTTCTTCCCCACGTTTTTACTTCTCGTATGAATCTTCTTCTTTTTCTACCATCTTTGGGTGGAGCACCTCTTGGTGGAGAACATTGACTTTTTGGTTTTATTTCTATAAGACTTTCTTCAATAGTTCCGTTTGCTTTTTGGACTTTAATCCAAAAGTCAGGAAAGTAACGATGTCTCTTTCCATCAATGGGTGAACGATAAGGAATAACTATTTCTTCACTAGACCATCTTAGTATATCTGGATTCTTATCTAGATAGCCCATGAACTTCAATTCCCATGAAGAACGATAGGTTATGGCAGTGTAATCACCTTTATATTTTGATATGTTTCTGGGCTTAAACTTTCCTCTATAACTCATATAAATATCTATATAACTAAAAATCTCTTGGAGAACAAATTATGTCTATAGCCCCCAATCCCTCAAATGCCACTGGGCCATCGAATTTAAAATTTCCTTTAAATATTGGTACTGCTTCGGCGTCGGAATATAAACACCGAATTACATTTACGGCTCAAAAGTATAACCCTAGTAATGGTAAGACTGCTCCAAATGGGACAGTAACTTTATATATGCCAGCTGAAGCTCTAAAAACTACTTATGGTCAAACTTATGGAGATGTAGAATTAGGAGCTATGGGAAATTTGGTTAGTGGAATGGATTCTGGAAAAGCACAAGATTTAGCTAGACAAATGGGTAGTGGTAGTGATGCATCTGTACTTCGTATGAGGAAAACAATGGAAAGCGCTTTAGGGGGTGATGCAGGTGGAAGAGTGGCAGCCGCACTAAAAGAATCTACAGCAAAAGCGACAAGAGATTCAGTATCGGGAATGTTTGGTGGAGCTCTGGGTGGAGCAACTTCTGCATTACAAAATGTATTGGGACAAGTTAGGAATCCACATAAGGCTGTAGTATATCAAGGCCCTGGCGGATTTAGGAATTTTGGTTATACTTTTACAATGATGCCTGAAAATGAAGCAGAAGCTGATATGATTGCAGAGATAGTATACTTTTTTAAGTTTCATATGCATCCAGGCATCAATGGAGTAACACCAGATGGAAGTCAAACAACTTCTGGTGGTGCAGCCTCAACTGGTTCTTCTTCTTTTACATATCCCGATGAATGGAAAATAGAATTACGAGCAAATGGAAAGGGGGTAAAGAAACCATCTGCATCAGGTAAAAAACCAGCTTTATTTCTAATAGGTAAATGTTTCCTTGAAAATTTAGACACAGATTTTACAACTTCAAGTGCACCTGCATTTTTTCGGGGTTCTGGTGATGGTGTTCCTGTGACTACAACTTTAGCATTAAAGTTTAAAGAAACTACTCTCGTAACAAGAAACGATATAGCAAAAGGATACTAATGTCAGAATATTTTTCCAATTTTCCAAAAATATTGTATGATATTCATGGAACTAATTCTACATCTCCCAATTATACTGTTGGAACTAATTTATTAATTAGACAAAAGTTGAAAGATGCTGTAAAGAAAGATATTTCAATATATTATCCTTATGTTGTTCCAGATAATATTACACGAGCAGATACTTTGTCATATCAAGTATATGGCGATACTAAATTTACTTGGACAATATTTTTGGTGAATAATATTCTTGATCCTGTTTGGGAATGGCCTTTGACCACCGCACTTTTCCGTAAGTTTCTAGATAACAAATATGGTTCAGTTGCAATTGCAAAAACGACTATACATCATTATGAATATATTTGGTCTGGAAGAGTAGAGGTCACAGGAACTTCAGACCCCATACTAGAACAATTTGTAGAAGTTGATTATGCTACATATCTTACAATTAATGAAGACTTTAAAAGAATAATCTATGCTTATGAATATGAATTAGATTTAAATGAAAGTCATAGAAAGATTCAACTAATTCAACCATTATATGCATCTCAAGTTCTTACAGAATCAAGAGGGATGTTTAGATAATGGCTGGAACTACCACAAAAGCAGCTGCGGGTGGAACACTTACTCCTACTGATACTGAATCTTCATTTGATCCTAGTAATTTGCCCAAAATTGGGTCTTATCAAATTGAAAAACTTAGTATTTTATCTCCCCTTAGAAGATCTGAAAGACCTGCTGATGTAATATCTTTGGATAATCCTAATACCACTTCATGGACAGAATTAAATTTTTTTGAAAATATAGATAGGCCAGGTGTTCAGGGTATGGTTACTATTGCGGATGCTATAGGATTTATTGAAGGTACACCAATTTTGGGCGAAGAGATTTTAGAAGTACAATTTTCAACTGCAGGAGTAACACCTGCTCCAATTCCTGCAGCTGGTTCAACTACTCCATCACCAAATAGTGAAAAAATTATAACCAATAGATTTAGGATATATAAAGCTGACCCGCCGGTACAAATTTCAGACAATCTGAGAGAAGTAACTCTTCATTTCGTTTCGGACTTAGCAGTTAAAAATATACAGACTCAAGTTCAAAAATCATTTAAAGGTAATATTAATACTCCACTTACGATTGCTGATATTGCTAGAAAAATTTATTGTGAGAGTTTTGTATCTTTTAGTAAAGCAAATATAGATGGTAATCCAACCAGTAAAGAATTTCTTATAGAACCAACTGCAGGGTTGTATTCTGTTCATATTCCAAATTGGACTCCATTCAAAGCAATAAAATTTCTTACTGAACGTGCACAGTCTTCTAATATCAATTCTAATGGCGCCAATTTTGTATTTTATGAAACTCTAAAGGGATATAGATTTATTTCTGTGGAAACTCTAATGCAAGGAGGATTTAAAAATTATCAACAGATAGTAGAGCCAACCGATGAAACGAAAAAAATATTTCCTGAGTTATTGAGTCATGTTGATAAATCTTCAACCAATGCATTTATTCCATATTTTGATAAACAGGCAATTCCACCAGATCCCGATAAGCCTTCACACGTTGCAACTTATGTTTATCAACCAGCAAACATTGAAGGTCAAAGTGAATATCAAAAGAGGTTCGCAGTTCAAAGCTTTGAAGTTGTAAAGTCAGTTGATACCTATTCCAGTTTAAATGGAGGAATGTATGCTAACAGAGTTATTACTCATAATTTATTGGATATGTCTATTCATTCTGCTAATTATTTTTATAAACCACAACAAGATAACATAACTGTAGAAGTTGGTGGTGTTCCTACAGATAAAAAAAATCCCAGTAAATTACCTGAAGCTGCAGAAGTTGCAACTGATAAGGCTACTACAGCTGAAGGTGGTGCATTATGTTCAGACCAGGCAGATTTTCTCAATCGGCCAGAATCTCATATTTCACTATATCCTACAAATCGGGGAGAAAAAAGTAAATTTTTCGGTGGTGCAGTAAAGGATATTATACCAACAGCAAATGGGACAATCATAGCTGGAATTGGATTAACTAATAAGACTCCAGCTGGAACTGATCCTGTCGGTATTGCTGAAGATGAAAGAAATATAGAAGAAGTTTTGGGGAAAAGAATTTCACAAAAAATTCAAAGGAACAGTATAATAATTGAATTTCAAGTACCGGGCGACTCTGCAAGAGAAGTGGGAGATCTTATATATTTTAGTTATCCAACAGAAAAGGCAGAAGTTAGAGATGAGGGATTAATGGAGGAGCATAAGTATTATAGTGGTAGATATTTGATTACTGCTATAAGACATAGAATAACTGATACTGAATATACTATGCATATAGAAGCTTCAAAAGATTCTTACCTTTCAACACCATCAACTGGGTTTGATTTACAAGTTCCAGAAATTCAAACTCCAGATGGAAAATCTGGACAAAATGTAACAGCTGGTGGTGGACTCGGAGGTGGTAATGACAGTTTTAGATAAGGAGTTATAATGAATAATTTTATGGGTAAGGGAGGATTTATTTGGTGGCAGGGAGTTGTGGAAGACCGCATTGATCCGCTGTTTCTTGGAAGATGTAGAGTTCGTATTCTTGGTTGGGATACAGAGGATAAATCACGAATGCCCACAATTGAATTGCCTTGGGCTTATCCAATACAACCGATTACTTCTGCTGCTCAAACAGGAGTTGGTATAAGTCCTACTGGTGTAGTGGAAGGTACATGGGTTGTTGGATTTTACCGTGATGGTGAAGATGCTCAAGAAAGGGTTTTCTTTGGAACTTTAGGAGGCATACCTGGCGACACTCCCCCTAACCCCAATTCTAATAAGGGATTTTATGATCCAAGAAGGTCATTGGAAGAACTTCCCCCAGCACATCCAGATGCTGAGAAAGCGGGAATACTTGGTGTTGCAGCATTATTAGATAATGATGCAAGTTCTTTATTAAGTGTACCAACTGCTCCAGTTTCAATTGAGTACTACAAAAAATCGGAACTAAAAGCTGGTCAAACAATCAAAGATTTAGAAGCTAACAACCCTAAATTTAATTATTCTGAATCACCACTATCTGTGGGATATGGTAAACTAACAGTTCCACACACTCTTACAGCAATAGTTAAAGAGTACGCAGTTCGTTCTAGATATCCAGATCAAGATTATCTTGGAGAACCTACTACTCCAAGAGCTGCAAGGGGAGCTTTTGGAGTTGCGGGAGGATTTGGATTGTATACTGGTGATGGAATTTTACAAGAAAAAGAAAAATGGAGATTGGCTTTTAATTCAAATATTAGAAGAGCTAAAGCTTCAGATGTAGAAACGTGGGAAGAACCTCCGCCAATTAGTTTATATGGTGCAAGATATCCGTATAATCATGTTCACCAATCTGAGAGTGGACATCTTTTTGAAATGGACGATACGCCAGGTGCTGAAAGACTTCATCGTTATCATAGAATGGGAACATTTGAAGAAATTGGTTCATTGGGTCAAAGAGTCACAAAGATAGCAAATCAAGATTTTAAATTTTGTATGTCTAACTATTATGAACAAGTACAGGGTGATTATTTACTTAATGTAAGTAATGATCTTGATATAGTTTCTACAGGATATTTTCATAATACTGGAACTGTTGATATGAATTCTTCTGGAGCAATTTCTATAACAGCTTCAGACCAAACAACTATCGGGGGTAAAGGTGGTGTGACTATTGATGCTGGTAGTGGCCCAATAATTATGAGAGGGTCAACATTTCACCAAGAAGTAGTTTCTGCTCAAAACACAGTCAAGACAAAAGGAAATTTTACTGCGGATACTGGTGGATCTCATAATATATTGGCTGGGTCATTAGGGTTTGCGACACTTGGCGGAGCTTCAATCTCTGCTGGTGGTTCAATGACTGTTATTAGTGATAATGTCCAAGAGTCTTGTTTGAACCTTGCAGGTCTTGTTGGAGCTCCGGCTAGGTCTTTCACAGCAGGAATGGGAAATATTAATTTTGAAACAGTATTATCTAGTCCAGCTTCAGGAGCTTTTAATTTTAATGCAGGGCCAGCCGGAGCGATAGGTGCTATTTCTATGGATTTTTTAGGAAATATTACACTTAAAGCTTTTGCAGGACTTGCTGAAATAACACTCGGTGCAAGTGGTATTGAACTTTCCTACTTGGGGGGGCTTTCTAGTATAAAACTAGATGCAGCTGGAGTTACGATAGAAGGAATAACGGTTAAATTAGCAGGAACGGCAATGGCTACAGTAGAAGGTGCAGCTACTAAAGTGACAGGCACTGGTACTTTAAACCTTGAGTCTAGTGGAATTAATACTGTAAAAGGTAGTCTAGTAATGATTAATTAGGAGTGATATGGCAATACCAAATATTATATGGGGTCAACCATTAAATTCAGGCACACCAGGCACACCAGCTACGCCGGAGTCTTCTCCAGGCGCGGGTGATGGGACTCCTGCTACTCCTGCTATTGTAATAACAGTAGCTGATAGTCATATTTTAAGAAACGACTTAGTTACTATTTCTAGAAAGGCACCAGCAACCCCAGCAGTAGCCCCATCAACTTATGTAGCGGGGAAATATTTTGCAAGATTTAATGATGTAGATTATAGCTTTACTCCTGCAGTGACAGGTTCACCGAATCCAGATGATAATTCACCTTCTATTTCTGCTTATACTTTTGTAGACAGAGGACATATAAGTTTAGAGGGGGGAGTTTGGGAATTATTACCATTTTCTTCTGGTGTATCTCCAGCTACTACAGTAACATATACTGATTTTGCTGGAACTGGTCATAGTCCATATCCAGTATCTTATAGTCAATCGGGAACTAATAGTACAGAGGCTGGAATTTTACTTTGTGGTGCGAAGGCAAATGTAGAATCTACACATGCTTATAGTATAAGTCCAATGAACATTTACTCTTCGCCAGGTACGACATATGGAACTGGAGCTAATGCATGGACAGGAACCCCCGCAAGTGGGACAACTCCAGGCACATCCAATCCTGCGACTTTAACTGGAACTATATTTACTTCTGCATTTGGAGTTTCTTCTGCACCGCAAGTCACTTATTATTATTTGACTAATGGTGGGGTTGGTAGTAGCCCTGGCGAAGAGTCTGGGCCTGGCGACACGGGCTATGCTCTGGCAGCTGTAAATCAAACATCTGAACAATATACTGTAGGAGGATCGTATCATAATGGGGGAACTTCACCAGCAGATATTCATACTGGTTCAATATTATTTGAAGTGAGATATGATACTTTGGCTACTATTGATGGTGGTAATGAGAGAAAAACAGTAGCAGGAACAGCATCTTGGGCAGCTGGTCAGGGTAGGTCAGTAACATTCACAACTAGTTCAGACCACCTTTTGGCAGATGCGAATAATAGAGTTTATATATCGGGAGCAAGTAACAATGCAATCAATGGTCTTTGGAATGTAGCAGCAGTCACAAATAGTACAGTATTTACGACAACAATTTTTGGTGCTCATTGTGGCCCAAGTGCAATAACGAGTGATGTAACTATAGAGACATATGATGGTATAGATAAGGCAGGGGGAGTACTTAAACAACTGGCCAGAGTTGGAACTATAACTTCAATTGTTGAAAGAAAAGTGGGTCATGCAGCATCAGGCTCACCAAGCTCGCCTGGATATGTAGCTGCATATCATGAAATATACCACGATTATACTGGTAGTCATGGAGTTGGTGTAAGTGGTATTGTATCAATAAATATTGATAGTACTAGTTCAGGTACTGCCAGTGATTTTGATGGTAATATAACTAGAACTAGTGGAACAGTTTTAACTGCAACATTGGCAAATGGAAGTGGAAATGTAACTTCTTCAACTACAATATGGTCAGGATCTGCAGGAGTATTTGACTCTGCAAATAATGTTGAGATTATTGGTGGAGGTGTGTATGGAAATAATCAAGTACTATTAGCTGGTAGTGTAGCAATATCACCTGGCGATACATATTCGTTTCATGGAAACTCAACAACTGGTCAAGTTTCTACTATTTATTTTACTGGTGCAACTACTCAAAAAAGTATGTTAGATGATGCAGGATTTAAGCTAGACACAGGAAGTGGTAGGATATATACTAATAATGCACCGTCTACTCAACCATCTGGAACTGATGGAATGCCTGGTGGGTTTGATGCATCTACAAATCCAACTGGTGGAGTTAAGGAGATAGATTCGTGGTGTCCGAAATATGCTCATGCTAAACAGAAAGCCTTAGAACGAGCAGATATAACAGAATTGTTAAAGGCAAATACTACTGGAAAATTTTCATTAGACCAGCTGATAAATTCTCCTATAGTAGATGCCGCTGGACTTGTAACTACATTACTACTTCCTAGAGATGGGCTTCATGAAACGTGCTGGTTTACTATACGAGCATTTAAAAATCCTAGTCATAGAAGAACTAATACATATGTAGAAAATGAAGATTATATTGATAGAAGATTTGGTATTAACGTGTATTCTAATAGTAATAGTGATAGGAATGAAATAATATTAGATTATATTGATATAACAAATAAAGTTGGAGTAGCAAATACGGATTCATCATTTTCAAAAACAGTAGATGAAGAGTCTGTTGCAATAACAAATACAGAACATTTAGCATTAGGTTATGCAAATGGAACTTTTAAAAATCAATAGGAGAAAATTATGGGAATGCCAGCATCAAAAGCAGGAGATATGTCAATAGGTCATGCGTTTTCACCAAGTCCAATTACTCCCACTACAACAACGGTAATGGTAGAGAAGAGTATACCTCATGTTGCTGGGGATATGATTGCAGTTCATGTATTAGGAAATTCAGCACATGCTGGGACAATATTAAATGCTTCTACTACAGTTTTCTTTGGTAAGAAAGCTGCTGCAAGACTTATGGATACTGGAGATTGTGGTGCTCAAATTTTAGGTTCCGCAGGAACAGTTTTGATAGGATAGAAAATTAATATGGGAAAGTGGACTGAAGGAAGACCAGAAAAAACAAATGAGTTTATAAATGACTTGACTGATTTAAAGGGATTGGTGTTTAAACAATTATCTGAATTAAAAATTAAACGAGCGGAACTAGTTCAAGGTATGGAAGAAAAAAAACAAGAGATGAAAGAAAAGGAACAAAATGGCTGAATGGCAAAGTGTAGAACTTGCTGATAGTGACACTCTTGAAGCTCTCGGAAAATATGGAACTCAAGCTGTAGAAAAAATTAATATTGCTCTTGATCTTGTAAAGGGTGGTGCAGAAATTGGAAAATTATTTTTGATGACAGCTGTAAATCCTTTAGCTATTGCAATAGTTATTGCTGCAGATGAGATGATAGCTCTTTTAGGTCAATATAAAGAATCTGGTATATCAATATTGATTATTGATCCTACTGATCCTCAGAATGGAAGAAAACAAGAAAATAAACTGGGCTTAGAAATGTTAAGAGATTCGGTGGGCCCAATGTTTGAAATATCTTACCCACATCCACAACCATCACCAAGTTCAATTTCTGGCTCATATACTGTGAATGACGAATATAGAAAAAGTCTTTCTCTTGGTGATTTAACAAATTGGAGAGATAAAAATGGGAAAGAAAAAGGTCATGCAGGTTTTATACCACCAACTCCTAAACTTGTATTTCCTTATAATTTTGTTCAGGGTGGTTATAATCCTGAAACGTGGACAGGAGATGCTATATCTGTAGCTCAATCTTCTGGTGTTAATGCCGCTGGTGTAGAAATTCCTGGCGTTCCTTTTCCAGAACTTCCTGCAGATGAAACTATTGAAATGATGGCAGCTGCATTTGAAGATGAGGGTGATATTCCAAAATATAGAATAGATTCTCCGAATAAAAAACCAAAGCAAAAATATTATGATGTAGATGGTGCTCAAGTAACTTTTCTATCTTCACAGGATAAACTTAAAGACCAAAGATTAGAACTATTTTCTAGTGCTAATACTAAAATTGCTACATCTGAAAGAGGTCTTTTAACTACTAGAATAGCTACTGGTAGACCAGAGTATCATGGTGATGTATCAGCAGCAGGAGTTGAAGTGTCAGCTGTGGCTATAATTGTTGCTGCACAAAATCCTTTAAAATTTATTGAATCGCTATCATCGCTTATTGAGACTCTACTTCCAGACCATACAGAATTGATGAAGTCTATTTCGGCATTCACTGCAAGTCTTACCTTTACAGAACAAAATTTAACACTTAGAGTAGATACAGATTATGGAGATTTTCAAAAAGGAGATCTTATTATTGGAGAAAAGAGTGGATGTATAGGAGAAATTACAGGAGTAACTAGTTCAGAAGATAGTGTAATGACTTCAGTTGTTGTGGAAACTAATCAACTTGATGTAAGGCCCGGCCCTATTATGCCCGCTCAACCACCAATTTCAATTGTAGAGAAAACAATTGACCGAAATCCAAATGGCCAGTTTAACGATGTTGTAATAACATGGGAACCGCGAGGGAAATCTCATCCCTTTGGTAAATTTAATCCACGCGAAAATGTGTTTGAAGCTCAGGCCAATGTTACTGATGTTGGGGGGAAACCCGCAACTACTTATTCTAAAAAAATCCCGCCGGAGGGTTGGCATAGGACTTTAGCCGCTGGAGAAAAGGGGCAAGGTATTCTTCCAAAATGGTCAACCGTTAAAGCTCAAAGTCCTTTGGCTGAAGCTTCAACTGCACCAAATTTCTCAAGTGCAAAACTTGCACAAATGATTCCAGGCTATGGTGCATTTTTTGATGAGTTGATTAATCTGGCAGAAAAGTTAAAATCGTTTGCTGAAGGAGCTTTAGAATCTATTCAAAAACTTATAGATGTCATAGATAAAGCTATTGAATTCTTTGAAGAACTCGCAGAATCTATTATTACTTTAATAGAATTACTAACTCAAGGAATACCGAATACTGGAATATGGTTTATGGGAATGACAACTACAACTGGAAATGAGGGGTTAGCTGCTGGATTGAGAGGTGGAGATAATGCTCCAGATTCAAGTTATGTATTTTCTGGTGGTTTATTGCTAGTGGGCCCCATCATGAAAACCGGCCCAGATATGAATAAAAAACTTTGGGAAATGTTGGGAATAGAGTTTCAGTCTGTTTAACTAAATATAGTAGGAGATACTTATGCCCACATATGCCAACGAATATCAAGATTTAGATTTTGACTTTACTGCAAATCCTATTACTGGTGATGTGGCTAAAGTTAAAAATGTTACCTCTGTAAAAAGGGGGATACACAATATATTAATGACAGAAAATAATGAAAGATTGTTTCAACCAGAAGTTGGTTCTGGATTAAAGAATCTTCTATTTGAACAGATGTCGGATTTGACTGCTCAATTATTAGAAAGTGAAGTCAGAAGTGCAATAGATGCGTGGGAAAACCGAGCACAAATTATAAGTATTGAGGTATTTCCAGAAGAAGAGTATAACCGATATAGAGTAGCTGTAATTTTCCGAATTGTAAACAATCCAGATGATCAGCAAACAGAAGTATTATTGTCTAGGGAGAGATAACACATGGCCACAACTTCATCCAAATTAAAAGTCGCAGAATTAGACTTTGATGCAATAAAATCAAACCTCAAAAATTTTATGGGGGATCAGAACGAATTTGCTGATTATGATTTTGATGCATCCGCCCTGTCTGTCCTTCTAGACCTTTTAGCCTACAATACTCATTACAACGCGTTCTATTTGAATATGATTGTTAATGAAATGTTTCTAGACACTGCATCAATTAGAAATTCTGTTGTATCACGAGCTAAACATTTAGGGTATACTCCACAATCTGTGCGAGGGTCTAAAGCTTACGTTGACCTTACAATCACACCAACAGACACCCCAGCTACTATAGTGATTGAAAAGGATACACAATTTTCTTCTTCTGTAAATGGTATTTCATATCTTTTTGCTACTTCAAATTCTGTCACTCTTAATGTAAATGCAAATGGAGTTTATACTACAGCAAACGTAGAATTAAATCAAGGTATTCCATTAACTCACAGGTATACAGCAAATACTAAAAATCCAGACCAAAAATTTGTATTACCAAACGCAAATACAGATACAAGTACCCTCACGGTTAAGATTCAAACCTCTGCAGAAGATTCAACAACATTTACTTATGCAATTGCGAATGACACAACAACTATTAATGCTACTTCTAATGTATATTTCCTTGAAGAGGCTGAAGATGGAAAATATGAATGTATATTTGGAGATGATGTTATAGGTAGAAAACCTGTAACTGGAAATATAGTATTGTTATCTTCATTGATTGCAGATGCAGATAATCCAAATGGAGCAGCAACTTTTGCTCCTGTTAGTTCTGTGGGGGGCTATTCAACCGTTAGTGTTAGTACATTGGGTTCGGCTTCTGGTGGGTCAGAACGAGATTCTATTAAAAAAATTAAATTTAATGCTCCACGAAGTTATCAAGCTCAAAATAGAGCAGTGACTATTAATGACTATAAGAGAATACTTGAACGAGACTATCCAGCAGCAGAATCTGTTGTAGTGTGGGGTGGAGAAACAAACGATCCGCCCGTATATGGTAAAGTTTATTTGGCTATTAAACCAGCTTCAGGACTTACATTATCTACTTCAACTAAGAATTATATTAAAGATACAGTTTTGGCAAATAGAAATGTGGTGTCGGTTTCTCCAGAAATTACAGATCCAGATTATTTATATGTCACAATAGATACTAAAGTTAAATATGATTCTACAAATACTACATTGACAGCAGGAAGTATTCAATCTTTATTAACAAATACCATATATCAATATGGTCAATCTGAATTAGGCCTGTTTGCAGACCAGTTTAGATATTCACCTCTAATAAAAAAGATTGATGAAACAGAATCGGCTATTGAGAGTAGTTTAACTACGATTCAACTTAGAAGGACTTTTGCTCCTACATTAAATGTGGCTTCTTCATATACTCTTAAATTTTCAAATGAAATTCCAACAGTAAATGGAGTGTCCCAAATATCTAGTACATCATTTACTCATTATGACGATGATGATATTTTAAGAACTGATTGCTCTTTACAAGATGCTAATGGAGTCCTTCAAGTTTATAGAACTTCAGGTGCAAGTACAATTGTCGTAGCAAATAATGTAGGAACTGTTACTTATGCAAGTGGAAATGTGGCACTGTCATCATTCAAACCGATTGTAATTGCAGATGGCACAGCAAATGTTGAAGTTACTGTTTCTTTAGAATCAAATGATGTTTCACCATTAAGGGAACAGATATTACTTATTTCAAATAATGATATTACAATTTCTATGTATGATACCGGCGGGTCGGGCGGTGCTACTGGAATATCAAATACGACAACCTCGACAACAACCACAGCAACAACTTCAACTTCAAGCAGTAGTTACTAATGAGATCAGATGGCGGAGCTCTATACACACAAATAGAGCAACAATTACCAAATTTTGTACAGCACAATCATGGTAGTTTCTCTAAATTTGTAGAGAAGTATTATGAATTCTTGGAATTGAATCTTCTCACGTTCAATGATCTTGACCTTAATGAAGATAAACCCATACAAGAAGTAAACGATGTAACGTATACAGTAACCGTTGCAACAGGAGATAATGCTTATAGTAATAATGCAAATAAATTTTTCATTACAGGTGCGGCTTCCCCAACTTTAAATGTATCTTCTGGAACTACTTACATATTCAACCAAAGTGCATCTACCAATGCTGGACATCCTCTTAGAATATCTCAAAGTCCAAATGGAAGACATACCCCTGGCGGTGAAGAATATTCAAATGGAATCAATGTTATAACTTTTGGTACGCCCGGCGAAGCTGGAGCACAAACTTCAGTTTATATCAGTACTTCTTTAGCTAATACTTCCTTATACTATTATTGTAATACTCACTCTGGAATGGGTGGTGTGGTTTCTATTGCAAATACGACACCATTTATTTCTCAAGAAAATGGAAATACTGAATCTGCAAATTCTTCTACAGATTATATTGACTTTGAAAATCCTAATAGACAAGGCAGCCAATTTCTAAGTGGTGAAACTATTGAAGGTGATGAATCTGGTGCAACTGGTGTTGTAAGAGGTAAGTATGCTAATACTCAAGTTTATGTTGAAGAAACTAACAATGGAAATTTCCGAATTGGAGAAAGGATTGTTGGTGACACTTCTAGAGCTTCTGCTAATGTTACTTTGTATTCACGACAGGCGTTAAATGCTTCTAGAAATGTAAAATCTTTCCAAGACATAGATAAGGCTCCTCTTGGATTTGTTGAACTTTTCAGGAAAGAGTTTTTAGCTGGAGTTCCTAAAGGTTCTCTTGGAGACAAGGCAGGACTACTCAAAAACATTAAAGACTTTTACCGAGCAAAGGGTAACGAAGCATCCTTCCAATTTATTTTTAGACTATTATTCGGAAAAGAAGATGTTACGTTTTATTATCCCAGTACAGACATGCTTAGGTTGTCTGATGGAAGATGGACTAAAAATAAAACTCTAAAAATAGACCAACTGCAGTCTAACAATTTTTCTGTTCTTGAAGGAAAGGTTGTTAGAGGTTCATATTCAAATGTCACAGCACTAGTTGAAAGAACTCAAACTTATCAAGTTGGTGCTACAACAATTTCAGAACTTTTTATTTCTAATGTTGATGATGTGGGTGCTGTAGCCGATCCCGATACTTTAATAAATTTTACTACCTTTCAAGCGAATGATACAATTACTACAACCACCGCTGATAGTAGTGGAAATTATGGTCAAGCAAATGTAGCTGGTATTCTTGCATCAATAGAAATTTCAGGTGGTGGATCAAATTATTCAGTCGGTGATGAACTTGCTATTACTGGTGGGGGTGGTGCTGAAGCTGCAGCAAAAGTAGCATCGGTATCTGATGCTACAATTAGTGCTGTAGATATATTTGATCCTGGCGATGGGTATTCGGTTGGTGATACGGTTGTGTTTGCTAATGAGGGAACTGGTGGTTCGGGTGGTTCTGCTAGAATTGCATCTATTACTCCAACTGCAAATGTGTCTGTAGATACTCTGGTTATTAATACAAATAAAGATGATACTATTAGTGCATCTGCATATTCTACACCATTAACCGCAGCTGATGCTAATACTCACATCTATTCAAATTCTACTACAACTTTTACAGTACCATTTGATGGACGTTCTGGTTCTATTCCAAAAGCTGGTGACTTTATTGCTAAGTTTGGAGGTACTGAAAGTGTTTCAAATTATTCTCCAAGCACATCTAAATTTGGTACAGTAATTGCTACCACTGCATCAAGTCCTGCTACTACTGGTACAATTACTTATGCTTTAGGTTCTATTGTTTATACTGCAACCCATTCCGCTGCAGCTACACTTAATAATTTTATTAATAATGATGCTATAACTATATACGATTTAACTAAAGCTTTAGACGGAACTGCTAAGTCAGCTAATGGACATAATGCCACAATAAGAACAACAGGTGGTAGTTTAACTATAAATGGAGCTCCAACTGCAAATACAGGAACGGCATATCATGGTGCTCTTACAGGAACAGTTACAGAGGCTTCAATTGGTGGTATTCGTTCTATACAAGTTCTTTCTTCAGGTCAAGGTTATTCATCAATTCCAGTAGTGACAGTTGCTAATAGTACAATTATTTCTTATGGAAGTTCTTTAGAAAAAACTGGTGCTAATTCAGTTTTTATAACTCTTGCTAATAGTATAGCAAATCAATTTACAAGTAATACAATAGTTAAGAATGCTTCAAATTCTGCAACTGGTGTAGTTCTCGGGCCCATTTCCTCTAATACTGCATTAGTAGCTACAGGAAATACAGTACTTAGAGTACAAATGACATCTGCAACAGCTTTCGTTGCTGATGATATTCTGACTGCTTATCAAAATAATGCAGGTGAACAACCAATCGGTGTAGGAGATTTTGGTCAAGCCGACATTGCAACTTCAGGTACTACAGCAACATTTACTCAAGTAGCTCATGGTTATGGTGCAGGACAAAGAATTGTAGTTACTGGTTCTACTTCTGGAACTGACGCAGCTGTTTATAATAATAATCATACTGTTGCAACAGTATCAAACTCTTCAACATATACTGTAACCCTTGCAAGTGACCCAACTGATGATAGCGAATCAGATTTAACAATTAGAAGAATAGTCACCGCAAATACTGCATACGAAAGACTACTTACTGAAGATTCTACTACTACACAATTATCTTTTGAAAATGGAGTAGGAACTTCAAGTCCTGCTTACAGTACTTCTACAAGTAATGGATTTATTATATCTGAAGTTGGAATAGATACATCCAATGTTGTATTTGCAAATACTGGTATTGCGGGTAACAGTGCATTCATTTCAATCGCAGCTATTGCAATCGGTGGTATTCAATCTGTAACAATTTATAATTTTGGTGCAGGATATACTTCGGCTCCAACTATTGATGCTACTGCAGTGGGTGATGGTAATGCATCATTAGTATCATCTCTTGGTGCTGTTGCTGATTATGATGGATTTTTTGATGGTGCTCAAGGATTGTTGAGTGGTCAAAACAAGATGCAGGATAATTTTTATTATCAAGATTTCTCATACGTTATTAAAACCGATATTAATACAGAAGTATATCGTGAAAAGATAACAAATCTTGTTCATCCATCTGGACTTAAAATGTTCGGTGAGGTGGTGATGTATGCTAATGCAGCCAACAAATTATTTAATAATGGTGCAAATACCATTAATGATACTGTTGCAAACACTGCACAAGTAGCAGGGACACTTGGTGTTCCAAATTACATGCATCACAAAATAACATTCTCAAATTTAGATACAGCTTCTTCAAATGTTCAAATTGGTATTCAAACCTCATTATTTCAAGCTTCTATTGCTCCTTCTATAGCTCACAACCTTAAAATACAATTTCCTCTTATTGATTATGACTTAATTCTAGAACATGAAAATGCAGGTATTGCACTTGAGGGTGCTTCTGATATTATGGGATTTGAAACAGACACAGGAGGAACTTTAGCTTTAGAAGAAGACGGAGTTTCAAATATACAATTTGAAGAATATTATGATTCTCTCATTCAAGAAGATGATTCTAACCTTGAAATAGAAGATGCTTCATTTGATACGTTTAATGTTATGTTATTGGAAGGCGATACAGGTGATCGTATCATTATGGAATCCATTACATACGATGATGAAGAGGGAGTTGGAATTGCATACGAGGATAGTGCTTCTTCTGGCCTTCAAGCTAAAAATTATCTTCTTCATGAACCAATAGATGATTCAAATCAAATTATTAGTGAAGATGCGTTTGATATATTCTATATTCAAATGGAAGAGAATATTGATGAGTATTATCTAGAACAAGAAGGAACAGACGCGGAAGAATATTTCTTACTGGAAGATGATTCTGGAGGATTCCTTTATGTAGAAGAACAACGAACAGATTTAGAGCCTCTTAGAATGACGCTTGAAATTCATGATGAAATGTTGGAACTTGATACCAGATTTATAATCACAGACAAAATGTCGGCTTCTGGATCTATTTTACCAATGATTCAATTTCCAGAAACCGAAAGTGGAGCTGTTCATATTGACATGGGGTATGGAAGTCAATTGAAACTTGAAGATGATGAGTATCTACTTCTTGAGAGAACAGAAGGTATGTTCCCATTGTATATGGCAATGGAAAATTCAATGGAAGATGAAGTTATTTCACTTCATGAAATACAAATCAATCCAATAGCTTATGATGAAGATACTGAAGCTGTTCCATTTGTAGTCGGAACACCAAATGAAGATGTAACTTGGTATGCAGAAGATGGTAATAGATTTACATTTGAAACTCCTCTTTATTCTAGTGCATCTGCAATTCTTAGAAGTAATCTAGAAGATCCGTATGGAACTGGAAGGTCTTCAAGCTTTGATGTCAGGGCAGAGGGTAATGTCAATGTTACAATGGGTGAAATATTTGAACTTCTTTCAGAGGCTGGAGCTCGGTTTATAGAAGAATCAGTTGCAGAAGAAGCTACATTTTTGTCAGAAGCAGGAGATGAATATATTCTTGAACAGGGTGGAATATCAAATAATAACTTTGGCCATGAAAATCCAATAAGTACAACTTCAGTTTTGGAAAGGGCTTTTGTTTCAGAAGTTTATGATAGGCGTGCAAGTATAACAGGACTTAATACCCAATTCAATTCAGATTTTAGTGCACCAATAGTTCTTGAAACTTACTCAGACGAAAATAAGACTATACAAGATGCTACTTTTATTACATTAGAAAGCCATACAGATGATAAAGATTTAATTTTGATTGAAGGGGGTGATAGAGTATTTGTTCCTATTGTACTTGAAACTGCAACAGGGGATGGTAATCTTGGTCTTGAAAGTGAGAATGAGGCCTTTAATTCTAACAGAAGACTCGTATATACAGACTTTTTAGATTTTGTTCTAGATGAAGAAGTTGTAGCTCTTGAAGAAGATTTCAAAATGTTAATAGAAGAAGGTACTGCTGGTTCTGCACTTACTCTTATTCACGAAAATGGAACAGATACTTTGGTATTGGAACATCAAACTGGTAATTATGGTACAGAACAAAGTAGTGCAAGTACAATTGAGAATTTTACAAATGATAATTTACGAATTGAAAACTTGGTCGCGAATATAGCTCTTGAAGATGATAGTGGCGGCACAGGTGGAAGTAGTATACTTCTTGAAGAACGAACACCTACTGGACTTGGAACTGTTTTTCTCTTTGAAGATGGAGATAGATTAATAGACGAAACCAGCGGTGATGACTTATCAAATGCTATCTTTATTCTCAATGAAGAATCTTATATGGAAACCTTTTCAAGTGGACAGATTGAAGTTAATAATAGTGCATCAGATTCATTATGTCAGATTGAACTTATTGGAGATTTTCGTTTTCCATATGGTATAGAGTATAATGGAAAATTTACTTATATTTCAAATTCTGAATATGATGGAGACACTGCTACCATTTCATCGGTAACAGATCATTCTTTAGTTGAAGTAGATTTTGGAAACATAGCACTTGAAGATGGTTATCATGTATTAAATGAAGATGGAGATAAGACAAAGAGAAATTTTTCAGATTCTCTAGCTAAAAATTATAAACTTGAATATGGTGTATATACTCAAGCCAGTACTCTTAATTCTGATAGATTTATGAAAGTTGAATTAGGTACAACGGACTGTAATAATATTGGAAGAGGAAATTTCTTTGTGATTAATGGGTTTACCAGTACAGCTGGTGGACTTGCCGGCCAAATTACTCCTGAAGAACTCGGAGAAAGATTAGGCAATGACATAGTAAACGAGGATGGAACTTTAATTCTCTTTGAAGATGGTGAAGTAACTCAAGACCCGAATGCAATTGTACTTGAAGATGATTCTACTTATTTAACATTTGAAGAACATACAGCAATGGTTCTTGAAGACTTACATCATAATTATAAAGTACTCAACCTTGACACAGAAAAATATAGGGTTGATAGTATTGCTAATAACACTTTCATGAAATTAAATCAAGAAACAAGTCTATTTACAGATGCTTCATTCAAAGTGAATCACTTGGAATCTGTAAATTCAAGAGTTACTTCTTGACTAAATATAAAAGAATAACAAATCATAACCTTTGGAGGATTTTAAAATGCCTGCTTTAGTAACTAATAAATTTAGGATTCATAACGCAAAACAATTTGTTGAGGCGTTCGATGAGGTGTCCTTCACTTCTGGAACAGCAGTTACAGACTCAAGTGGGCTCCTCAATAGTAATATGTACCTTTTTATAGGTAGACCATCAGCTTGGACTGATGATAACACACCACCCACACCAACAGACTCAGTAGCTAATACTCATTATGACAATTGGCGTGATATGATTGCTGCAAAGAAGGTCACTTCTTCAGATGTATCTCATGTTATAGCAAGAAAAAATTGGACAAATAATACGAGCTACTTTGCATATTCTCATTCCACAGCGACACTTCATAGTCAAGATTTTTATGTCATGACTGCAGAATATAATGTTTATAAGTGTTTAGCAAATAATGATACTAATTCTTCGGGTGTTGTGGGTACAACTTCTATAGTTAAACCAACTGGAACTGGAACCAGTATTGTTTCAACCTCAGATGGATATAAATGGAAGTTTATGTATCAAATTTCTGCTGCAGATGCACTCAAATTTGTTACACCGAATTATATTCCAGTTGATACGGTAAGACGGTCTAATGGATATCTTGCAAATACATACGATAATTCTCCTGGCCAAAATCAATATGATGTTGAGGTAAATACTGCTGCATCAGGTAATGGAGCGATTGAAGTAGTACACTTGACAACTAGAGGAGCACAATATCTTGGTGAAACTGGAACTCTCGCCGGTTCACCAAATACAACATCTGCAACTATTTCAGGTGCTGGTCTTGGTAGTAATCCTCTTGCTCTAGTTGATTGTATTGTGAATTGTGATATTTACTTTACAAGTGGCGATGCTTCGGGATTGGGTTCAACCATTACTGACTATAATCAATCTACAAAAGTGATTACATTTTCTCCGGCTATAACAGCTCCAGGCTCAGGTGATACATATTCAATTGGCCCTAAGGTTGTTATTTCTGGTGATGGTCAGGGTGCAAATGCAAAGGCAACCGTTAATAGTTCTGGTGCTGTCAATGCTGTAACAATGCTTGCAGGAGGAAATAATTATTCCAATGCTGTAATTACACTTCATGCAAACCTGTCTCAATCTAATAGTTATAATCCAACTACAGCAACTCTAACTCCTGTCGTTGGCCCAGCTGGTGGACATGGTTCAGATGCTGTTAAAGAACTTGGTGGATTCTTTGTTCTCACAAATGCTCGTCTTGAGTATTCAGAGTCAAATAATTTCACAACAAATAATGATTTTCGTAAGGTAGGACTTGTTGCACAACCAAAATTTGCAAACGGAGATATTGCAACTAGTGCAGTAATAGACCAAGCAACTACTGTTGTTCTTAATAGTTGGAACGGAACTCAATATGCTGCTGATGAATTAGTAACTGGTGCAGCCTCTGGAGCTTCAGGAAGAGTAGTTGACTTTACTGGTAATAATACATTACGTTTAACAGATATAATTCCAAGTGGGACTTCAATAACGGCTGGTTATAATGGACTTTTTGGATACTTCACAAATACAGAAGTTATCGCTGCTAATACTGGAGGCGCCGGAGGTTCTGGAGCATCAGCTACTGCAAATGGAAATGGTTCTGCCACAGGTGGGGATTTATCAAGATTTTCAGGAGACATTATTTATGTTGAAAATCGTTCCCCAGTTACACGAGCTGCAGACCAGATTGAAGATGTTAAATTGATTATAGAATTCTAATTTATTTCTTTAGGGAATTATAAATGGCACTTACTACAGATTTTAATGTTGATCCATATTATGACGATTATGATCAAACGGATGGATTTTATAGAATTTTGTTCCGGCCTGGATACGCCGTTCAAGCGAGAGAAGTAACTCAACTTCAAACAATTCTTCAAAAACAAATTGAAAGACACGGAAGCCATGTCTTTGATGAAGGTAGTATTGTTTTCGGATGTGAACTCAATTACGACAATGAGGTAAAATCTCTTAAATTGGAAACTCAATTTTCTGGAGTTGACCTTACTATTGCTGGGTTTGCAAACGGAATCGTTACAGGAGCAACTTCTAATGCTCGTGGAAAAATTGTATCTTCTTCGGCCTCAACAGCCACTGAACAACCCACTTTAATGTTTCATTATCTGAATAATAATACTTTTTCTGATGGTGAAACTATTACTGTAGAGGGTGCAACTGTTCAGGCAAATACTGTAAGTTCAACTGGAGCTTCTGGATTAACTGGTTCAGCTGGAGTTGGTGCTGTAACAAGTATCAATTCGGGGGTTTTCTATGTTGGTGGATATTTTATATTCAAAGATGCGGAAACTGTAATCCTTGAAAAATATAGTAATACTCCTTCTTATCGTGTTGGCTTACAAGTTACAGAAACTACAATTACATCCGATGGAGATGCTTCTCTGTTAGACCCTGCTCAGGGAGCTTATAACTATGCTGCAGCAGGAGCAAATAGATATAAGGTAGTCGCCACTCTTAGTGCAAAAGCTTTCACCGCAACAGATCCAGTAGAAGCCTCAGCTGATGAAAATTTTTATCAACTTCTAAAGGTTAGTGAAGGTGTCAAACTTCAAGAAACCAAATATCCAGTTTATAGTGAATTAGAAAAAACATTAGCTCGTAGAACACATGATGAGTCTGGTGATTATACAGTTACGCCGTTCAATCTACAATTAGCAGATCATCAAGGGATTACTGGTAGAACTATTAATGCCGCATCTACTTCAACTGTAAAGGGTATAGGCACAGATTTTGTATCTACATTTTCTGTTGGAGATGTGATATATTTGTCAGGAGATACAACTAAAAAAGCAACTGTTGCTGGTGTAACTAATGCCACAACAATAACTCTTTCTGGTGTTTCTTCAGGATTTGACGCAAACACTGCAAACCAAGTTATCTATTTTGAAAGTAAGTATTCTGCAGGTTTAGATCCAGGCAAGGCTTATGTAAAGGGGTATGAATACGAAAGTTTAGGAACAAATTTTGTCACAGTAGATAAGGGAAGAGATACAACTACAGTCAATACTTATTCATCAAGTACAGCAGTCGGGAATAAACTTTACATTAAGAATGCAAATGGATATTTCAATATTTCTGAACACTCAATAATTGACCTTCATTGTTCAAATGTATCTGTTCAAGCGGTATCAGATGCTACTACTGAAACTCATCCAAAATCTGGTCTTACTGTAAAAGCACACGATAGAAACCAATCAAGAACAATGATTGGTACTGCTAGAGTAAGAGGTTTAGATTTTTATTCAGCATCTGGTAACACAGCGAACACTTCTCATTCTCATTCAGATTATGCTTTGTCTCTCTATGATGTAAGAACTTCAAACAACAAATATGGAACAGTAGCAGACTCAAATAATTCAACCACAATAGTTCATGTTGGAAGTAGTACATATTGGACGGATGGAGCTGTTCCAGCTGCAACATCAGCCAATGCTTATTTTGGTTATCTTGCACAAGTCAATGATGTATACAATGGTGCTACAATTAAGATTACTACTCCCATATTAAATAAATTTGTCGGAGAAGAATTTGCTGCTAGTCCCGATGTTTCAACTGATTCTGGACTTTATTTTATTCAATGTGAAGAAGGTAATAATCATGGTGGAGATAATGGTATTATTTTAATGGAAGAACAGGGTTCTGCTAATGGTGTAGCAAATGTAACCGATACAAGAATTATTGAAAGTTACTCAGGAAATTCTACTAGAGGATTTGTAACGTGTAATACTGCTCTATCCGAAAGAACTTATTTTTCTGCAAATACTACAGGAGATCCAGAAGCTGGACTATGTTCAACTTTTGACATTTCATTTCAACTTAAAGACCTTGAATCTGTCACATTTTCAAATACATCAATAACTCCTTGTAGAATAGCTGACGCGGATGTTGATGAACTTTCCAGATACAATGGTGTAGCTACTGCTAATGCGGTATTAAAAGAATCTCAATTTAATTCTTTGGTATTTCCTTTACCAGATTCACCAATAAGTATGGTAGCCAATACGAAATACTACCATAAAAAATCTGCCGTTTATACAGCATCTGGTGGAGTTGTTACTATTTCTCTTAGTGGTAGTGAAAAGTGGCCAGTTGGGAGTTTACACACAGCAGCTCAGGCTGCAGATAATTTCTCAGTAGTTGCATTAGGTAATGATACTGCTGGTGGAAATACCACTACTTCAATATTAGTTTCTAATGGTCAATATATTCCTTTTGGTGGTGGTGGTACTACTGTTGCTACCGATGGCCAAGATCGTTCAATATCTACAAGTGGAACTACTGGAACTATTACTCTGAATACTGGAAATTCTTCAATACAAGTTGGAGTAACCTATACTGTTTATAGTAATGCTGTAACTGGAAGTACAAGAACAAAAGGTCTAACTGCTGCTAAGTATACAAATAATTATACTGCTGCTGGGTCTGTTACTAATCATATCGCAAATGGTCAATTCCTTGTCGCTGCACCAACGAGAGAAGTTGGAACAAAAATTCAGTTACCAGTTTCCGATGTATTCAACATTGTTAAGATTGTAGACTCAGGAGATACCACAATTGCAGTTACAAATGCAATGATGATTGCTACAGCAAATGATATTTCAGCTTCATACTCATTTGATACAGGAGCACTTGATAACTACTATGGACATTCTTCAATAACTTTGAAGCCAGGCAAAAATCCTCCAAGTGGACAAATGGTGGTTGTATATGATAAATTTTCACATACTGGAGTTGGATACTTTTCAGCCAATTCTTATGATGCTCTGGTCAATGGGGGTGCGGCTTATAATGGCGGCCTAAGCTCTTTTGATTATGCAGCAATTCCATCATACACAAGTCCAGTATCGGGTGAAACATTTAGACTCACCGATGTTGTAGATTTTAGACCAATAGTTGCGGATGGAGCAACAATAAATGTAGCAACATCTACTGCTGCAGTAACAGCATCTACTATTACAAATCCAGACTCGGATAACTCAACTGTTTTAGACTATTCATATTATTTACCAAGAATAGATAAACTATCTCTTACAAGAGATAGAACATTTGAAGTTATTAAAGGTAAGTCAGAATCTAATCCAGTGGCTCCGCCAGATGATGAAGATTCAATGACTCTCTTTACTTTGATGATTCCTGCATACACGTTTGCTCTTACAGATATTGAAACACGATACGTTGACAATAAAAGATTTACCATGAGAGATATTGGTAAATTAGAAAAGAGAATTGAAAGACTTGAATACTTTACTTCTCTTAGTGTATTAGAAAAAGAAACTGAAGCCAGAGACATAAGTTCAGATGGCTCAAGGGATTCTTTGTTTAATACTACTGGTTCACGTTTCAAAAATGGAATTCTGGTTGACCCATTTGCTGGCCACTCAATCGGTGATGTTGCGAGTGATGATTATAATTCTTCAATACATTTTGCTAAGAAACAACTACGGCCACCATTTTATTATGACAATTTTGGATTTGATTTTTCACTTACGAATAGTAATAATACTGTTCAAACAGGGGATTTAATAACATTACCATTTACTAGTACAACCTTTATTGAGCAACCACTTACGAGTAATACATCATCAATTAATCCATTTAATATTGTGAATTTTATTGGTAGTTTAGAATTAAGTCCACCATCTGATACATGGTTTGACCAAACTACACGGCCGGAAGTTACAACAAACTTAGAAGGTCACCATGATAACTGGACATTGAGTAATGATGAAAGTCGTAAAGGATTCGGTGCACAATGGGATGATTGGAGTGTTAATTGGACAGGAAAACAAATCAATCCAGAACCAGAAGCTGCTGTGTCTAATGGAGCTTCAACTTCTACTAAAACTAGAAGTACAAAATTAATTGAACAAAACAAAACTAAATTTGGTATTAAGTCTGACAATCCAGTAGAGACAATAGTTAAATCTGTTGGAAATAAAGTTCTTGATATGAGTGTAGTTCCTTTTGTTCGTAGTCAAAGAATTGCCTTTGCAGCTAAAGGAATGAAACCTCTTTCTAATGTTTATGTCTTTATTGGAGACAAAGACATGAATGCCAATACTGAAGGAGCTAAGAAATTAGTATTGAGTAATGCGAATGGTGCATTTAAGAATGGTGAAATTATTAAAGATTCTGCTAACAATAGAGGAATTTTACGAATTTCATCAAATACTGTAAGTAATGTTGCTACTCTTTTCATTACAGATATTACAGGAAATACTAGTGCAACACATTCTTCTCAAGTTACATCACAGAATAATAGAATTACAAACTCAGCAGTTGGATTCGCAGCAGCTAATGTAATAACAGGACTCTCAAGTTCTGCCAATGGAACTATTAGTACGATAGTTGCGAACACAAGAGGAATTTTGGCTACTGGGATATCTAAGTTACAAACGAATGATAATGGCGAAGTTGCTGGTGATATTAATATTCCTGCAGGTACATTTAGAGCTGGTGATAGAATTGTTCGGATAACAGACCATGCAAATAATGAGATATCTTCTACAACAACAGTTTCAGAAACATTGTTTAAAGCTAAAGGCCTTTTACAGAATAGAGAAAAACTTATCATCTCAACAAGAGAACCACTTCTTAGAAGAGAGTCTTTGGGAGATGAGGGAATTGTTACAGACACAACATCAAGACAATCTTCACAGTCAAATTGGATTAATCCAATGGCACAGTCTTTCTTTGTAGAGCCTAGCACCTATCCTTTGGGAATGTTTCTCAAGGATGTAACTCTATACTTTAGTGGAAAAGATGCAAATCTTCCTGTCACAGTTCAAATCAGACCTATGGTGAATGGTTTTCCAAGTGGTTCTATTATTTTACCATTTTCAGAAGTTACATTAAATCCAGACAAAGTTCAAACATCAACTACTGCAAATGCTCAGTCAAGTAATACATCAACTTCAACTACATTTACTTTTGATTCTCCTGTATATTTGACACCAGACGAATATGCTATAACTGTAATTTCAAATAGTACAGAATACAAACTCTATACTGCTAAGTTTGGTGATAATTCATCTGGAACTACAAGGAAAATTTCAAAACAACCATTTGTAGGTTCTTTCTACCGTCCTCAAAATGCTGGAACGTGGAAAGCAATGGGTGAAGAATTTTTGATGATGAAAATAAGCCGATGTAATTTTACTGGAACTGGTGGAGCTAACAACTATGCTAAGTTTGAATCTCATGCAAATGGAGCTAGTGGGAATACTGCAAATGTAAATTATGAAACTTTTAAAACCACACTTTCCACAATACAATTTAGTAATACTACTACAACATTTAAATATAATTCAGCAAATACAACTAATACTTTTGTAGGATTTACAGAATTTAGTACAGAACAAAACATCACTCTTGCAAATACAAGAATGATGACTTCAAGTACAAATGGAATGTTTGCTATAAACTGTACAATGAGCACATCAAATTCTCATGTATCCCCTGTCATTGATATTGATAGATTAAGTGTGATTACTATAGAAAATGATGTAGATAATGCAGTGATTTCTGCGAATGATATTACAGTTACCACAAGAGGAACAGGATTTACAAATACTGCTCCTAATGCATTCCTGGCTACTTTATCTGCACCAGATTTAGGTTCTAATACAGCTACTGCGAATGTTCATGTAGAAGTTGTATTAACATTATCTACTGCTCATGCCAATCATCTACAGTCTGCAAATGATGGTTATACTGTTAGTGGTACAGCTGCAGGTCAATATGTGGTTGGTGAAGGAGTAAGAACTGTCGCAAGTCATACAGATGGTGGTGTATCCGCATCTCCATCTCCTGCGGCAACACAAATAACAGCAGCTGAACAAGCTGGTGGACATACTCATCTTGCAAATGCTGCTATTGGAGTTATTTCAGCAGTGACTTATGTGAGTGGAGATTCTTATAGAAATACAGCCACCATCACAATAAAAACATCAGCAAATAGTTTTGGTGTATTTGCAAATGGAACTTATATAGTATCTGATGCTGCAGCACAAGCATCATGGGCGACGGGCTCTGGAGTCACCAATCCTTCTAAAACCTTTGCAGTTATTGCTACTAGTGGAGGTGTTACTGGACAAGTATCAAATGTTGTTCCGTGGCCTGCAGGTGGAACTGCTGTGGCCGCAAGTGGTAGTGGATATTTAACTTCACCAACTGTTACGATTACCGCAAGTGCTACTGATTCTTTTGTTTCTGGTGCAACAGCAATCATAACTGGTGAAGATAGTCCTT